GGCCCCGGTCGATCCTGGCCGTGACACCTCCGGACGCATCTTGCGCATCTTCGAGCGCGGGCACGTGATGGAGGACTGCATGGTCATGTGGCTGCGCGAGGCCGGGTTTGATCTGCGCACCCGCAAGGCGGATGGTGAGCAGTTCGGCTTCTCGGCGGCTGGCGGACGACTCAAGGGACATGTCGACGGTGTCATCGTTGCTGGGCCTGAGGGCTTTATGTACCCCGCGCTTTGGGAGTGCAAGTGCCTGGGCAACAAATCCTGGCGCGAGCTGGAGAAGCACAAGCTAGCGATTGCCAAGCCGATCTACCACGCCCAGGTGGTGCTCTATCAGGCTTACCTGGAGTTGCACGAGCACCCGGCGCTCTTCACGGCGATCAACGCCGACACCATGGAGATCTACACCGAACTCGTGCCCTTTGATGCGGTGCTGGCGCAGCGCATGTCCGATCGCGCCGTCAAGGTGATCACCGCCACCGATGCCGGGGAGTTGCTGCCCCGCGCATTCCATGAATCCACCCATTTCGAGTGCCGGATGTGCCCATGGCAGGACCGGTGCTGGAGGAGCCCCACATGAACATTCCCACCATGCAAGACGTCTTGGGTGAGCGTCTGGTCGATGCGCGCGAGGCCGCGCATTGTCTGAACATCCCCACGTACCTGCTGACCCACCCCAGTGAGCGCAATCGCTTGCGCGTGCCGCATTACCGCGTGGGCAAGCTGGTGCGCTTCAAGCTCCAGGAGTTGATCGATTGGCTGGAGCAGCAAGGAGGCAAGTCGCATGCTTGACTTCAATGACGCCCCTGCCGAATTGCCACCCGATCCTGGCGTGACTCGTGAATCCTTGCGCACCGATCTCGTCGCACGAATGGATTCCATCCTGGCCACGCTGTTCCCGGCTGGCAAAAAGCGCAAGGGCAAATTCCTCATCGGCGATGTGCTGGGCAGCCCCGGCGAGAGTCTGGAGGTCGTTCTCGATGGCGAGAAGGCCGGTTTGTGGACTGATCGTGCCACCGGTGATGGCGGTGACATCTTCGATCTGATCGCTGCGTATCTGAGTGTCGATGCACACACAGATTTCCCCCGCGTGATGCAACACGCTGCCGACCTGCTTGGCCAGGCTCCTGCTGCCACGTCGCGCAAGACCAAGAAGAAAGAGGCTCCGCTCGACGATCTGGGCCCAGCCACGGCCAAGTGGGACTACTTCGATGCAGCCGGGCATCTGATCGCCATCGTCTACCGCTACGACCCGCCTGGTGGCAAGAAGGAATTCCGCCCATGGGACGTCAAGCGACGCAAGATTGCGCCTCCCGACCCCAGGCCGCTGTACAACCAGCCGGGGATGAAGGACGCCGCTCAAGTCGTGTTGGTTGAGGGCGAGAAGTGCGCGCAGGCGCTGATCAATGCTGGCGTTGCCGCCACCACGGCCATGCACGGCGCCAATGCCCCGGTCGACAAGACCGACTGGACGCCCTTGGAAGGCAAGGCTGTGTTGATCTGGCCCGACCGCGATAAACCGGGCTGGGAGTATGCGGCCAATGCTGCGCAGGCGGTGTTGGACGCCGGTGCCAGGTCCTGCCACATCCTGTATCCGCCCCAGGAAGCAGCTGAAGGTTGGGATGCGGCCGACGCCATTGCCGAAGGCTTTGATGTCGCGTCCTTTCTCGTGCATGGACCACGCATGCAGATCCACGCCGTGGCTGAAGATGCGGAACCGGTGGTCAGCAGTGACGAGTCGGTGTGGGGCACGGAGGATGCGCTGGCGCTGGCCTTCACCCGCCGCTACCACCGCGATTGGCGCTACGTGGCCGCCTGGGGTCGATGGCTGGTGTGGGACGGACAACGCTGGCGCAATGAGGACACGCTCGCCGCCACCGATCTGATCCGCAGCGTGTGCCGTCAGACTGCATTGCGTGCGGAGGATCGCAAGGTTGCCGCCAAGCTGGCCAGTTCTGGCACCGTGGGTGGAGTGGAGCGTCTGGCCCGTGCGGATCGTCGCCATGCCGCAACCACCGATGAGTGGGATGCTGACCCATGGCTGCTCAATACCCCCGGTGGCGTGGTCGATCTCAAGACCGGTCGCACGCGCGCCAACGACCGTGCGGACCGCATGACCAAGATCACCACGGCCACGCCGCGCGGTGAGTGCCCCCAGTGGCGCTCGTTTCTGAATGACGTGACCGGCGGCGACCAGAACCTGCAGGACTACCTGCAGCGCATGGTGGGCTACGCGTTGACCGGCTCCACCCGCGAGCACGCATTGTTCTTCCTGTACGGCACCGGTGCCAACGGCAAGTCGGTGTTCGTTAACACGCTGGCCGACATCCTGGGCGACTACGCCACCAACGCGCCCATGGACACCTTCATGGAAACGCGCACCGACCGTCACCCAACCGATATGGCAGGCCTGCGCGGTGCACGCTTTGTGGCTGCCATTGAAACTGAGCAGGGCCGGCGCTGGGCCGAGTCCAAGGTCAAAAACTTGACCGGGGGCGACAAGATCGCGGCGCGCTTCATGCGACAGGACTTCTTCGAGTTCTTCCCGCACTTCAAGCTTTTTGTGGCGGGTAATCACAAACCAGCGATTCGCAACATCGACGAGGCCATGAAGCGGCGTCTGCACCTGATCCCGTTCACGATCACCGTGCCGCCGGAAAAACGCGACAAGCACCTGCAGCAAAAGCTGCTGGCTGAGCGTGACGGCATCCTGGCGTGGGCACTGGAAGGGTGTCTCGCCTGGCAACGCCTGGGACGACTGGATCCACCGCAGCAAGTGCTGGACGCCACGGACGAGTACTTCGAAGAGGAAGACGCCATTGGCGAGTTTCTGGATGAGGACTGTCAACAGTCGGCCGTGGCGCGCGAAGCGATTTCTGCGATCTACCAGCGCTGGCGCGAACGGGCCGAGCGACGCGGTGAATACGTGGGCACCAGCCGCTGGCTGACCCAGCAACTCATCAACCGTGGTTTTGCACGCACACGCCTGCATGGCGGAGCGAAAGCCCTGTCTGGTCTGTCGCTCAAGCCCCGCGAAATGAGTGGCTACATGCCCTATCGCGATGACTGAAACCCATCGTCTGAACCCTATGGGTGACCGAAAGTGACCGGCAAATCGTTATCCCTTCCCACCGCGCGCGTACGCCCGCGTGAGGCGTTAACGATAGACGGGTCACCTTCGGTCAAGGCTTTGATTGAACAAAATCAGCGCTGTGCAGTGAGGCACCTAACCCAGGCGGGCCACGTATCTTCCGTTATGTTGACGTCAACATAACGCCCGTTATGTTGCGGCCATATTTATGTGCACAGATCACCACGCCACTTGACTCTCAGAGGAGGCAAAGGCAATCGTGCGCACATAATTTCCGACATTGCGTCACAAGGTGCTCAGAAAGGTCATCACAGACTTGTTTGACCCTCTCTTGCTTGAGGGTTTGGGCAGCGACTCAATATTCACACTGGCCAGGGCTTTGGCCTTCATTTCAAGATCTACCTCGGCATAGATGTGAGTGGTATCAATTGAGACATGCCCCAACCAGGCACGGATGGTATTGATGTCTACGCCTGCTCGAAGTAGATGAACGGCTGTTGTGTGTCGGATGGTGTGTGGACTTACACGTGTGCATTTCAGTGGCTTTTGATTTCCAAGGGCCAGCGCAGCATAAGTTGTGACCAGTCGATGGATCCCAAACCGTGTCATTGGATCGCCTGTTCGACCAAGGAATACACGATCCTTGCCATCTCGGTCAGAAATCAACGGCTTAAGTGCTGCCACCGTCAAGGGCCAAAGGGGGCACAACCTCAACTTGTTGCCTTTGCCAAGAATGCGGACACAAGGTGATGTACCCACTTGTACGCAATCGATGGTGAGACCTGCGGCCTCATCAGCACGAGCCCCACTGTTGTACAGGAACAGTAGCAAGGCATAGTCCCGTGCACCCTGGCCTGTAGATCTGAGCGGTTGATTCAACAACGCATCCATCTCAGGTTTGTCCAGATAGCCGATCATTGGCTTGGCCGATTTTTTGAACGGAATTGACCTTACCTCTGCACACCACGAAACATGTTCTGGCGAGCGCATCCCGATAAATTTTGCAAGGGAATGAATGGCGCCCAAGCGCTGATTTCTTGTCGCGACACTGCAATTTCTGACCGATTCGATTGTTTCCAGGAAGGATCTAATGACACCAGGCGAGATATCAAAGACGTTCAGACGGTCAACTGATTTGCGCATCTTGGTGCCTGCAAATGGCAATAGCAATGACAAGGTGTCGCGATAGCTGATTTGGGTGTTGTGCGACAGATTCCTTTCAGCCACCAAATGCTCAAGCAGAAATCGACGAACCCACGGGCCGAGGAGGTTGAGATCACGCATGATCGACCTCCATTTCGGCGTACACAGCAAACCTGAGACTTGCCTCCTCCAGGAGTTCTGGAGTCATCGTCAAATAACGCTGTGTGGATTTAATTTTGATGTGGCCGAGATACGTCGCCAAATGGGGAAGGAGACGTTGTACATCCTCGTTAGATCGATACCAGTGAATGACTCTGTGCACTGCAGCAGTGTGACGGAGGTCATGTAATCGCGGTGGTTTTTTTTCACCCGGTGGGGCACCTATTCTTGCAGCGTTTCTAACCTGAACAAACCAATCGTTGACCTGCCTGTACCCAAGAGCAGAACCAGATCGGATGGCAAATACAGCTGAATCCACTCCGTCTGGCATTGGAAGAGAATTTCGTCGGATTATGTGGTGCTTGAGCTCCTCTGAAACCCTTTCACCCAGTGGGACCAGCCGCGTTTTGTAGAACTTGGTATCACGTACTGTGATGATTTTTTCAGCAAGATTGATGTCCGAAATCTTCAGCGACAAAGCTTCACTGACACGAAGTCCCGTGCCATACAACAAGATCAGAAGCGACTTCAGAGAAGATGCTTGCAATGGACAGCACGGATTGTTGATGACCACTGTGGCATCAAGTAATCGTTGAATCTCTTCAGTCGAGTAAACATGCGGCGTCAGCGATGGCGGCAATGCCGGGATATCGCTCGGCAGTGGTGCCTTGTCAACATATCCACGAGCTATGGCATATCGGTACAGTCCATTCAAGAGTTTGTATTTTAGGTACCAAGAGTTGCTAATTGAGCCAGATCCCATGAGGAATTTGGACACTGATTTAGGTGAGACCCTCTTGAATTCACAGTCGCCCACTGTCTTTGCGAATTGGTAAAGCGTGCGCTCAGCGCTTTCCAATCTGACACCGACCGATCGACGCGACACGAGATAGCAGCTGATGACTTGAGAGACTTTCATGACAAGTCTCCCAGATCAAATGCCGCGACTTCACGTAATGCCCTCACATCTGTCTTGGCATACACCCTGGTTGCAGATGCACTCTGGTGACCAAGGTGATCACCAATTTCATTTAGATTGAACCCCTCTGAGAGCAGCCTGACGGCACATGCGTGACGGAGTGAATGTGGACCTGATCGCTTGATTGATACGCCAAGTTCTTTGATTCTGCGATGTACTGTTGTACTCAATCCCGCTCGAGATATCGGAGATAGTGGGGCTGCAAATCGAATAAAAACTTCTGGGCATTCGACTGCAGGTCGAACGGTACTGATGTACTGATCTAAAGCGTCTGCCACAGAGGCGATCAGTGGATAGATCTGCGGTCTTCGATTCTTGGCGCGCTGAATCAACAGTGTTGAATTTTTTCGATCAATTTGATCGAGACGCAAGGAAGCGACCTCACATGTTCGCAACCCATAAATGGCCATCAGCATCATGATGGCCCGATCTCGAATGTCATTCGACGCGCCGGAATCCGCATTTGTCAGTAGACGCCGGACGTCGGGCCATTCAAGTGCTGAAGGCAACCCTTCATCCCTGTAAATTCGAGGGCGATCAATCAGTGTGGGTAGACGAGCATCACATTTTCCCGTGGATGCAGCATGTCGCAGAAAGACCCGCAGCATGGTGACTATGTATGCGGATGAGGTTCTCCCCCAGTTTTTACCCATTTCCACGAAATAAGCGTCGATGTCATGGATGTTGATCTGTGAGAATTTTTTTCCCCTGCCACCATACCAACAAAGAAATGATGTCAGTCGTTCTGTCCACTGCTCGATTGTCGAAGAGGACAGACCTCGTTCGTCGCGCATCCAAGATACGTAGCTTTCAAGCTCCTCGATGAAAAATTTCGGATTCTCTGGCTCTACCAGCCAGCCAAGAAATCGGAGCCATGGCTGACTGCATTTTTTCACTCCATAAATTGCACCAGGGCTCGGATTGCTTTCCGTGACAAGACCGACAATTTCATCAAATCGCTGTCGATCCATGCCATTTCGATCGCTGATTCGCATGTGGTTGGCAAATCGCAAAAGTGCCTGGCCTTTGACCTGCAAGGTGACACGCGTGCTTCCCGTCGAATGACAGTGCTGTAGATAGCGCTCACGTTCCTGAGCGAATAAACCATCGCGCTGCCTCTGAATGGCATATTGCTTGGCGTATAGGTAGTCAAACATGGCAAGTCTCCAAAAGTTGGTGGACCTGCCAGCTGAACGCTGAAATTATGTTGTGTCAAGACACGGGTTGGAGATGCCCTTTCTAGTGAGAAACCAATCTTGGATCACATAAATATGGCCGCAACATAACTTCCGT